AAAAAGATCGCCAGGAATGTGCAGATAATTTAATGAGTATTATGGTTGATATGTTAGGTGACCAAGAGTTGCGTGAGTTTGGTGGTACTAATAATACCCTGAAACGTGCTCTTAAGGAATATTTAACAGATGACGACGAAGAAGAACCCTACGACTACGAAGACTAACAATGTGGTATAACAGAGTTGTTACTAACTTAGGTGAGATTCCTAACTTTATTGACTATTACGAAAATGAACTTATCTTAGCCAGAGGTGAAATTAAGATTCAGGGTAATGTTGAGCGAGCATTAAGTAATTTGCCTGGCGTTACAGAACAACGTTTTAATCAACTACAAGAGATTGAAGCTGTATTAAATTTTCTTAATATTCAGTTACGGAAGATCAAGCAAACCCATTACAAAAAATACCTTGAAGCCTATGCCCGTGCATTAACTAGCAGAGATGCTGAAAAATATGCAGAAGCTGAGGATGAAGTAATCGACATGGAAACTATCATTAACGAAGTTGCGTTGGTACGCAACAAATGGTTAGGTGTAATGAAAGGCATAGAGAGTAAAAACTTTATGCTTGGTCACGTAGTTCGTCTAAGGACTGCTGGCATGGAAGATGTTATAGTATAATGAACTGGCACAGTCGAGCAGACCGCTTATTAGAAGAATTTAATTTGTGCATGCAGGCACGTCCAAAACACAATGCTGTTGATGTGCAATTAGAAAAAGATAGATGTGCTACGTTTGCTTATAATCTGGCCACTCAACGCGGATGGGGAACAGATATTGAAATCGCCGAAGCATGTCACCAACTTGAACCAAGACTAAAGCAGTTAAAAGAAAAATTAATATTTGAAGTACTAAAGCATGGCACTATTTAAAAACGCATACGACAGTCACGCACATAGTTTAGAAGTTTTAGACACAATCTACGGCTACGACAGCTTTTTAGATGGTATACAAACAATTGCCGACCTGGGATGTGGTCAAGGACTTGACTCACACTGGTGGGCCACATTGCAAACTAGAGATGACCCGCCGGAACCCAGAAACTTCCTTGTCTATGCAGTTGATCAAGACATTAGTAAAATTGAACCACATGTCTTAGAAAATAAAAATGTTATTCCGTTTAAAGGTGACTTTGAAGCAAAGATACTTCCAAAGAAAGTTGATTTAATATGGAGTCATGATACATTTCAGTATGCTAGAAATCCTATTAAATGTCTAGCAAGTTGGAAAAATAGTTTAAATGTCAATGGTATGCTAGTAATGATGGTTCCGCAAACCACCTACTTAAAAAATAATAGATTACAAATTGAAACACACCACGGTCAGTATTACAGTTACAATATTTTAAATTTAATATACCTATTAGCTATATCTGGGTTTGATTGTAACGATGCATACTTTTATAGAAAAGAAAACAGTCCTTGGTTGTATGCCGCAGTCTACGCATCAAGTTACGACCCTATGCCAGAACACACTACATGGTATGAACTAGCAGAAAAGAAATTAATCAATGATTACCTTGTGGCCAGTGTAAACAAATACGGACACGCACGTTTAGACGACTTGGTTGTACGTTGGTTAGATCGTGGACTCTATCAAATAACAAATTAATATGAAAATAGTATTAGTAACAGGCGGATTCGATCCTGTACATAGCGGACACATCGCTTATTTTAAAGAAGCAAGATCCCTGGGGGATAAACTAATTGTAGGGGTTAACTCAGATAAATGGCTTACTTTTAAGAAAGGCAGACCATTTATGTCCTGGGATGAACGTGCAATTATAGTTGCCGCAATTCATTATGTTGATAGAGTTATTAATTTCAACGACAACGACAGTACCGCAATAGACGCTATCCGTCAAGTTCGAGAAATATTCCCCAACGATGAAATTATTTTTGCCAATGGTGGCGACCGTACCAGGGATAACATCCCCGAAATGGTGTTCAATGATGTAGAGTTTGTATTTGGTGTAGGTGGAGAAGGTAAGGCTAATAGTAGTTCACGGATCCTTGAGGAGTGGAAAGCACCCAAGACTGAGCGCACGTGGGGGTATTATCGTGTGTTACATGAGGTTCCTGGCACCAAAGTCAAGGAATTGACCTTAGACCCTGGGCAGAGTATTAGTTTACAATGTCATCAGAATAGACAAGAATATTGGCACGTAAGCAGTGGCCGAGCGTTTGCTGAAAGCTACTTACCCAATGGATATAGATTACTCGGGGTAGAGCTAAAAACTCATGAAAACTATCGGGTACCACGTGGCGAATGGCATAAACTAAGCAATTCATACTCTGAACCCTGCACAATAGTAGAAATACAGTACGGCACAGACTGCTCAGAAGACGATATAGAACGTAAGTAATAAATACTTTATTATGAAAATTTCTGACGTTATTATTCCCTTACTCGAGGGACGCGGCATTTATGCACGTAGTCCCAACGATCCCCCGTTTACTGCAGTTGTAGGTAATACCTTCAAAGCCACGCAAGGCGACCCCTACCAATTCCAGGGTGTACAAAGTTATCCTCCTGTGGGCAAATACCCGGATGCAGAATCTTTAACTGCTGACGCGGCCAACGTTGATCAACAAGCAGTTGCACAAGCAGGCAACCCGATTGTCTGGGCAAATAAACAAACGTCACGTCATCGTGGATTTGCACTTGCACAGTTTGTTGGTCCAAACAATAAGCCTTTGTATTTTGGAAAATACTTTGAGGAAATTCTTCCTAGTATGATGCACAAATGGGACAATGATGAATTACCTGGCCTACGTCCTGAACTCAAAGCAAGTAAAAAATCTCGTGCAGGATTTAAGCCCCAGGACTTGTTGGGTGCTACAGATACATTTGCCAATGGTGCGGCAATGTTACAACATATACAAGGCGTAACAACAGTTGCCCCTAACATCATTGAAGGTATTGAAATGATGGGTAAGAAAAAACTTCCGGTGTTTAAAGGCGAAAAGGCCAACCTCGAAGCCATACGTGATAATCTAGGCGAAGTATTACAAAGTATTGCATTGACTTATGGTATAGTTGGCGGAGAAGCGGACGATGCTAGAAAACAAATTCTAAAAGATGCACCATGGAATAAACTTCAGATACACTTCCCGGGTGGTAAAACATACGGACTAGTAGATTTTTATCTACGTGCCGGTAAATTTAGTTTGGGTGTTAGTAGTAAAGGCGGCAAAGGTGCCCCTGCTAGTGTTAAGAATTTACTTGAGGGTATTGCTAATGCAAAAGCCGCTAATCAAGATTTAGAAGCAGAATATCCTATTGCGGCCAACATTGTTAAGACTATTTCTGGAGCATCAATGATTGATGGCCCGTTGAAGCTAGCTATTAGTTTTGAATTAATTACAGAAGAACAAGCACAAGACGTTGTTCGCATGATTAGAGCACACACTACCGAAAATCCGCCAGAGTGGACCAAGCCTTGGACTGATGCATTTAAGATGAAATCTGCACAAGGATGGAATTATGGTTATTGGGTTATGAGTGCTGTGGCCGCTTCTGTAGCAGAACGTGTAAACTCAACACCAGACTTTAGCAATGGATGTATTGAATTTTTGAACTACGCTAGTATGATGCAGATGTATACCAGTGCTCGAGCCAATGGCGAAGATGTTGCTATTACCGGATTCAACGCAGTATATCCGCCAAACTTTCGGGGTACTATTGTACTCGTAGCAGGTAAGAGCTACTACGCATCCGGTATTAACCAAAAATACGTGTTTGACTTCCGTCCTGCTTGACCTTTAAAGCAATCCCACATATAATACTCATACAGGGACCTTAGCTCATGTTGGTTAGAGCAGCGGACTCATAATCCGTTGGTGCTGTGTTCGACTCACAGAGGTCCCACCATTTAAAATGGTTAAATTTATTTTTGACTTCTTAGTGAAACTACTATATACTTAATCATTATTCAACATAAGGAAAATTCAATGACTACTACAATTACAATCAAAGACAAGGCAGTTAACACTACATACCAAAATGTTACTGGCTTAACAGGCGGAAGTGGCGATGGTGCTGCATTCGACGTTACAAAAACTGACGGAGTTTACTCTGTTGTTTTAGATTCATTAGCTGCTAGCGCAGGCCTCGGCTACGTTGCTGGTGATACAATTACTCTTGCTGGTACTGCATTGGGCGGCACATCACTTAACAATTTAATTGTTACAGTTGCCACAGTTGGTACTGCTGGTAAAATTGCTACATTTGGTGTAGTAGGTACAGGCCGTGTTGGCAATGGCACAGTTGATGTTGTTGTGGATGTTACTGGTACTGCCGGTATTGACACTTACACCATGGGTGGTGCTAGTACTGAGTACACAACAACTAAAACTGCCGACAAAGTAAACTTAGCCAGCACACTAGTCAGCAACATGGAATTCAATCTTGCTGACCATGAGCGTGTTGTGTTCACAGACAAGGCTGTTGCCTATGACGCCACAGGTCGTGCAGGTGATGTATATGCATTGTTAGCGGCCGCTCTTGGCACAGCTGACGTTACTAAGGCCTACACAGGTATTGGAATCCATCTTGCTGATGCAGGCTGGACTAACAAACAATTAGCAGAAGCATTATTGGCCACTGACACTTACAAAACTGATGCAGGTGGTGTTAGTACAGAAACATTCATCAAGCATGTTTACAAAAACGTTATGGGTACAGATGCTACACTAGCAGATGTTACAGGTCTAACAAATTGGATGACAGGAAACAATTTAAGCCAAGCAGATGTATTAGTTATTGCTAGTGAATTAGCAAGTTTTGAAACAACTATTGGCCTAGTAGGTCTTGCTACCACAGGTATTGAGTATACTCCAGTAACAGCTTAATGGCTCTACCGCAAAAAGTATTCCCGATTAAATCGGAAACTGCTTGCCAACTAAAGTGGTCATGGAGCACTTTGTTCCTAACCACAGAAGAAACTGCTAGTTGTCATAGAACTAATATGCATCGATTTGACACTAGCAGTTTCAATTTTCATAATACTCCAACTAAATTAGAAGATCGTGAGCGTATGCTTGTTGGGAAGTGGCCCAATAAAGGATGCAATTACTGTAAGAATATTGAAGCCGCGGGAGGCCAAAGTGATAGGATTACAAATTTAGATTTTCGAGATATGCATGCTCCGCCGGAGCTTGATATAAATCCCACTGCAATAAATGTAACTCCTCGTATTCTGGAAATTTATTTTGATAACACCTGTAATTTAAAATGTTTATATTGTGGGCCACAATTTAGTTCTTTATGGGAAGCTGAAAATAGAAAACATGGTTCTTTCAATGATGGCAAACTAGTTACAACCAGTGACTGGCAAAAAAGTAAAAATATAGAATCCAATAAACAAAAAATATTTGAGTGGTTAAAAGTCCACGGACACAACCTTACAAATTTTAATGTGTTAGGCGGTGAACCGTTATACCAGAAAGAATTTGAACAATGCTTAGATTTATTTGAACAGCATCCAGCGCCACATTTAAAATTGCAAATTTTTACTAATCTAAATACTAAATTAGCACATTTAAAAGAAGTAATAACTCGCGTAAAAAAATTAATTGCATTAAAAAAAATAGCAGGATTTGAAGTTACTGCTAGCTTAGATTGCTGGGGAGCCCCACAAGAATATGTTAGATTTCCGTTAAACTTAGTAGAGTGGGAAGAAAATTTTAATTACCTTCTATCTCAGCGTTGGATAAATTTAATTATAAGTTCAACAGTTACTCCGCTAACAATTAAAACTCTCCCTAACTTATTAGAAAAAGTCAATCAGTGGAATACAATACGCCCAGTATATCATTATCAAAATTCAATTGGCGGCCCAAGCCCGTTTTACATTGACATTTTTGGGGATATTTTCCTAGCGGACTTTGACCGTGCATTAGCACTTAAACCTACTATCTTCCCTGAAGATATTTCAAAAAAAGAATATCTACGTGGCATTGCACAACAAAGTGCAAGCACAGGTCCTAGATTAGAGGAAATAACTAAGATGTATCATTTTTTAAATGAAATGGATCGTAGACGTAATACAAATTGGCGTGAGGTGTTTCCTTGGTTAGTCAACGAGTTTAAGAAGCACAACGTAATAGAAGCTTAATACAAAAGTACTACAATTACCCCATTTAACACCGTGGTTGACAACAAATGCTAAATAAACTACAATACATGAAATTGCTATCAATGGTGGTAGCAACGAAATAAATATTTTTATGTTAACGCCCAAAAGCGTTGACAAGAAACAAAAAAGAAGTTATAATACGGACATGACGCAAATTATTAAACAATCCACACAGCATACGTTGCCCATAACAGGCTTGTTAGCCTATTGGTCAACGATCTGTGCACCGATGTTTAGTAATGATCGTGGTTCAGAAAAATCTAGGGTCCGGGAGATGGTAGTGTAACACACAAGTTCACAACAAACTTCAAGGACCCTAGGACTAAAAACCCTAGGGTTTTTTGTTATGTGGAATGGGAAACGAGGTCCCAGGCAACACATTAAACAAGCTAAACGGGCGGACAGGATACATGGAGTTCCATATGTGGAACAATAGACTCCTGGGTAGGGCATCAACCCTATCATATCCTGTGTCAGCACAGGGTATTCTAAAGCATATAACCACGTATGCTTTAGAATACTCCAAGGATGAACATGCCGAGCGCCAAGGAAAGGCGCCCACGGCAGGCCGGGCATCACCTAGGAACCCTGGAGTACCATAATATAGTGCGGTGGCAGAGTGGCCCAATGCAGTGGATTGCAAATCCGCAAAACCGTCGGTTCAAATCCGACCCGCACTTCCATATGTGTTGTAAAAATACAACAAAATAGTGGTTGTCCAATAAAGGCATCTGCTATACAATAGAGACTAGTTAGGAAATTAACTAGCAGACGGTGTAGCAAAAATACAACACATAAAAAGGTTGTGCCATAAAGGCAAAAGTGTTATACTAGAAGCTAGTTAGGAAATTAACTAAATGTTCTTTAAAAAGTTGTTGTTTTAAGTAACCCGCAGGGGTTGCTATTTTAAAACGTATTATAGGTTACCTACTCTGTTAGGGGTGAACGAAAAGGTGTTTCAGAAGTACTTCGGTACACGGCCTTGATACCCATGAAGCAGGAAGCCCGAAATAGATACCTGAGCCTATACCAAAGGCAACGAGTGGTTGAAATAGGGAACATCTTCCGGGAATGCGACAGAATAAACAGTGGGCTGTAATGAGAAAAAATGTAAACTAACAGGTGGTGCTGAGTTTATATCCTCCCTATAGTACTTTTTAAAATAGTAGATTTTGGTCTGTTCGTATAGAGGTTATTACTGTGGATTGTCTATCCACTTACGGGGGTTCGATTCCCCCACAGACCGCCAAATACGGTTGCTGAAGTAAACAGCATTTAGGTCCGCTGAGGAACAGCGGTAAAGCCCTAGAGGAACTAGGGCACTTAGGTGAGGCAACGATTAATTATGGTTCGTTTAAAACGCAAGACATGCAAAAGCAAAACGTCAAGCAGGAACGATTAAATGTGCAGAGCACAGCCAATCAATTTTGTGTATTCCCCAATAGCTCAGTCGGTAGAGTAGCAGACTGTTAATCTGTTGGTCCGTGGTTCGAGCCCACGTTGGGGAGCCA